GCTGCGGCAACCCCAACATTCACTACATGACCCGAGCTGAACTAGACAACGCCGAAAAGTCATTCATGACCAGGGTGGAGCTTTACTTCGACCAGCTGCAAAAAGCCATTCATGTCTCGGCCTAACGGCCTCGACGAAAACCCATTCATGACTAAAACGCCATTCAAGTATTGTTTCGGCCATTCATAGCCTCAATACCTGGCAGGTATTGGTGCCCTTGCCGATACCTGTAAGCGCCCGATCCTCCCATAGTGGGAGGTTTACTGGGGCTGCTAAGGCGTCTTGCGGTGCGCCTCGTGAGTCTCACTGAGAAGGGGAATGAGAACCGTTCTCAAAGCAAGGGCAGCAGAAAGGCTCCCATGGCGGGAGCCTGGAGCGTATCAGTCACCCGGAGGCGGCGCGAACTTATAGCGCCACCAGTCCGGTTTGCCCTGATGCTCTGTCAGCCACTCCGTCCGTGTCTGGGGCTTGATCGGCAGAAGGCAACGGGTGCGAATCTTGCTGATGTGGTCGTTTGCTTGTAACTCACTAGGGCTGATCATGGTTTTGCGGTTTGGGGTTTACGGGTTGGCTGAGCTTTGCCAGCATCTGAGCGTTTCTTCCTCGGCGCACCGGGTGAAGCTCGAACCCTTACGGCTGGGGCAGCTGGGGCCGGTGCGGAATCGGTGCGCGGAAAAATACCCGTAGCTTGTGGAAAAAGTTCGGCGGGAATGTCGGCCCCGCCGTTGAGGCGCTGGCAGTCTCGCCAATACGGCACAAGCTCCCGCCACAGCTGGAGCGGGCCTTCCTTGCCGTGGGCAGCTTGGAGGGCCAGTAGGTCGGCCCAATCCGAGGTTTCTACGCTGGAGCGTTCAATTGCCCAACGCAGATCGCGTAGGTGGCGCTTCTCAAGTCGCAACTGCTCGCGCTCAGCCTCGCGCTGATCACGCTGGAGCGCCTTTCGCTCCCGCGTGGTGTTCCACTCTCCGCCGCTCACGGCTGAACCTCCTGCAGCCATGCCTGGCACGCAGCTACGGATTCCGGGCTTAGGTCCTGGCGATTAGCGGTGTCACCTTCCAGGCAAAGCCCGGCGGTGATGGCGTTAAAGGTTGAAAGGTAATAGCTGGAGCACAGAATCCCGCCGCGATAGCGAAACTCAACTATCGGCTCGGGGTGGCCGCCAGGTATCCGCTGAAGCGCTGCCAGCTGAACCGTCAAAGCGGTTCCCTGGCGCGTGATGGTTTGCACGGTGCCCTATGGGTGAGGGTTACCCTCTAACACTACCACCTAGCGCTAGGCTTGCCAGCTAACTCTGATGTAGTATTGTGGGGAAGTTCAACCGAGGCTCACCCATGGCCCGCGACCTTTGGATCCATCCTGTCCCTGCGCAGGAGACGGACTTTCTACAGCTTCACTACGACAACCAGTACGGCTACCCCGAGGGGGCCAGTACTTCGATTTATCAGCATCCCTGGAGTCAGAGCGACTACATGGGGCTGGCGGCTGAAGTGGAGATTGTGCGGGAGCTGGATGACGGCTACCGCGTCCGGCTGATCGCCTACAGCTGGAGTGTTTGGCCTGATGGTGCGTCGCCGTCTTGCTTTGAGCGTTTCGACGGGTGCTCGGTCAAGTATTGGGAGAGCCACGAAACGTTCGGCCGCTTCGCTGACGCTGAAGCCTACGCTCAGTTTTGCTGGAGCCGTTGGCGTGCTACCGGCACCGGAGGCTCAGCCGGGCTTCGGTGGCGCGACGATGTGGACTCACACTTGAACCCGGTGCCGGCTTGACGCCGGGCCACATCCGGTTCTACACTCTCACACGAGACCCCACCCTAAGGCTCACACCATGACAGACGACAACACGTTTCATTGGACTGGCTCCCACGTAGACGGTTCCCGCGCTTGCGCAGTGGTGCGCTACGCGGGCCCGACCGATACGCGCGGCTCCCGTTGGCTAGCAACCATTAAGCGTGACAGCCAAACCACCTGGCGTGGGTCGGCCACGTTTGAGGAAGGCCCCATTACCGCTGCACTTCGGGCAGCCACCAAGGCCGCTGTGGAGTGGAAGGCTCTCACCTGCCACAGCATCGACGCCGACACCTACGCCGTGGGGTTCTGAGCGATGGCGACCCCTACCCTTTTCACCGCTAGCGGTACGCTCACCCCTTACGCGTTTCGTTGCGGATACATAGAAAAGGATCAGCGCACCGGCCTAGTGGTGTGGTGGCAGCATTGCGCCTACCACGTCACCGGCTGGCTCGGTTCTGACCCTGGCTCGGTTTACGTGCGCAAGGCTTGCCGCACTTTGACAGAGGCTCGCAACCTGGCGCGATTCCCCTACAGCCCGCCGCTTTCCTAGCGACAGCGCTACCGATTAACAGCCCGGCCAGTAGGTCGGGCTTTTTGCTGCGCGGCCTGCGGCCGCTTGCAAGGTTACAGCTTAAGATTGAAGCAAACAGGCTGGGATCTTAACAGTGAGCGACGCACCGGAAGCTAACAATCAGCCGCCGGAAGTTGCGGCTGAAAGTGTAGAACAGTTGCCGCGACCCTATGGCAAACGGAACCCTAACGCCTACATCGAACAGCGCCAACAACGTCTGTATCGGAGGCAGCTTGATGGCTTGTCTGCTCGCCAGCTTGTTCTAGAACACGCGGAACGTGAGGGCTGCTCTGTAGCGACTGCCTGGCGTGACTGGGAAGTGGTGAACCAGTGGAACGCTGAAGATTGGGATAAGGATCGGGCAAACATGCTCGCAAGATTGCAAACAATGAGAACCAAGCTATTTAATGCTGCAATCCGCAAGGGGCAGTTACAAACTGCCGCGCAAGTTTTAGATAGTTTGGGGAAGGTAGTTAATGAATCTGGTATAGAACAACAGGCAGCAGCGGCCCCGCAACTTCAGATCACCGTGGAGGACAAGCGCCAGGGCTAGGCAGCTGCTGATTCTGTGATACAATACGGGGAAGCTCACCACGCTTCCCCCATGACCAACCGCCTCCTTACCCTGGCCGCTCTGCTCACCGCTTGCGCGGTGCTCGCTATGGGTGCCGACAATGCAAACCGCTTGGCACAGTGTGAGTCTGGCGGCCGCTCCGCCGCTGAGTGTCGTCTGCTGGTGCTCGGACGCTAGTGCTGCAGGCGACTAGTACATCTGCTCAAATACATCCTAAATTGGGGTAGTTTTGTACTACCCTAGTGGGCACGTTTTCGCCTAGATTGGCGGAGCACACCTAGGGAAATCCTCCCATGCAAGTTCCAACCACCGCTCAGGTCGCCACCAGGCTTGAACAGTACGCACGCACTATTGCCCCAGCCGTTGCCCTAGTGCTGACTGCTGTAGTACACACCTACTGGCTCGGCTACCGCCTAGGCCGCTGGCTGCACAGTACAAACGACCTACTGGCGCAGCACTGGCCAACCCGTCCGGCCACCAGTACACCCGAACCACTGGCCGAGATCATCGCCGAGACTAAGACTGTTGTACTAGTCGACGACGTGCACAGTCTGCGCGCACAGGGCCTCACCCAGCGTGCCATAGCGGAGCGCCTAGGCGTGTCCCGTACGACCGTACGCCGTCGCCTGGCCGCTGCTATGTGACACAGTAGCGACCCCTAGCAGACCGGCCTTCACGGGCCCGTTAGGGGTCTCTCGCGGCTGTAGTACACGTGCACCAGGGGGCAGGGTTCGGCGCTGCCTGCGGCGGAACGCCACCCAGGGAACCTACTGACATATCCTCAATTTCTTCTTCTGTACTACACCGGGGGCAGGGGTTCAATTCCTGTACTACCCTAGAAGGTACCCATACCCCAAAAAATGCCCGATTCTGCTGGAGCCCTTACCCTTCGCTACGCCCAAGGCGAGGTATTTTCCAGCCGAAAACGCTTCAGAGTGCTGGTAGCTGGCCGAAGGTTCGGCAAAAGTTATCTGTCATGTATCGAGTTATTGCGTGGGGCGATAGAAAGGCCGGGCGAAACTTTTTTCTATGCCGCGCCTACGTACCGGATGGCGAAAGACATTGCCTGGAAGGTAATGAAACGCCTCGTCCCGAAAGCTTGGATCAAAGCAAAGAACGAGACCGACCTCAAGATCGAGCTAGTGAACGGCTCAACGATCGAACTGAAGGGCACTGAAAACGCAATGGCCCTGCGAGGCCGCAGCTTGGCTGGCGTGGTGCTGGACGAAGCGGCCTTCATGGACGCCGAGGTCTGGTTCGAGGTAATCCGCCCCGCCCTTGCGGACAAACAAGGCTGGGCACTATTCATCTCCACCCCGGATGGCACCGCCAGCTGGTTTTACGACCTCTGGTGCTATTGCGAGGAAGGCGATAAGGACTGGCAGCGGTGGCAATTCACCACGATTGACGGCGATAACGTCCCACCGGAAGAAATCGAAGCCGCCCGCGCCCAACTCGACCCCCGCACCTTCCGCCAAGAATTCGAAGCCAGCTTCGAAAACCTCAGTGGCCTTGTCGCCATCAGCTTCTCGGACGACAACATCGACAAACAAGTCCAAGACCTGCCGGTCTTACCCCTTCTGCTTGGGGTGGACTTCAACGTGGACCCAATGAGCGCAGTTTGCGCCGTCAAAAAAGGCGACGTGCTCTGGGTCTTCGACGAAATCATCATGACGGGTGGCGCCACCACCTGGGATTTATGCGAAGAAATCCAATCCCGCTACGGCGTGGAGCGCCGAATTATTGCCTGCCCTGACCCCACAGGCGGCGCCCGCAAAACCAGCGGCGTTGGCGCCACCGACCACAACATCCTCCGCAAGAGCGGTTTCACGGTCTCTAGCCCCCGCAACCCCTGGAAAATCCGCGACAAAATCACCTGCGTCAACACCGCCCTCCTCGACGCATCTGGAACCCGCCGCCTCTTCATCCACCCCCGCTGTAAGGAACTAATCAAGTCCCTCCGCACCCTCACCTACTCCCCTGGAACGGGCCTCCCCAACAAAAACCTTGGCGTAGACCACGCCTTTGACGCCCTGGGCTACCTATGCCTCCAAACCTTCAACCTTGCCAAACCAGAGAACCTGGGCAAGACCAACTATCGTGTGTGGTAACAGCGGTAATTTTGTGGCTAAAAAACCAACTAAAGCCCAAAAGAAGGTCGCCAAGGTCATGCGTGAGTACGGCAAAGGCGAACTGCACTCGGGCAGCAAAAAAGGTCCCGTGGTGAAGTCCCGCAAGCAGGCAATCGCCATCGCCATGAGCGAAGCCGGCATGGCAAAACCCAAGAAAACCACCAAAAAAGGTAAGAAATAATGGCTAAACGCGGTCTTTACAGCAATATCGCTGCAAAACGCAAGCGCATTGCCGCCGGAAGCGGCGAAAAAATGCGCAAGCCTGGCACAAAAGGTGCCCCCACCGCTGCTGCCTTCAAAGCAGCCGCCAAAACCGCCAAAAAACCCAAGAAATAGCCTCAATTTCTTTATACCGAGGCCGCCGATGTACCTACGTCACACCAGCTCCGTCACCACTCCCTACCCCTTCGGCACCTCTGCAGGCGGCGCCGCAGCCTCTGCTGGAGCAACCGACGCCTTCGGCCGCGCCCGTGTATCTAATCCCCTCACCCTTTTCGACTCCAGCCACCGTTACCACGACAACGGACTTTGGGCCACCTCTACCGCCACGGGCGGAACATCTACGTTTGACGCCAACGCCGGCCTCGTCAATCTTGCCGTAACCACTGCCTCCGGCTCTTCAGTCATCCGCGAAACCACCAAATGCTTCTCTTACCAGCCAGGAAAATCCCTGCTGGTCATGTCCACTTTTACGCTGAACCCCGCCAAAACCGGCCTCCGCCAGCGCATCGGCTACTACGGCGCCGCCAACGGCATGTACGTCGAGCTAAACAACACCACCCTTTCCTTCGTCGAACGCAGTTCTTCCACCGGATCCCTAGTCGAAACCCGCGTCGCCCAATCCGACTGGAACATCGACCCCCTCAACGGCACCGGCCCCTCCAACCTCACCCTCGACCTCACCAAATCCCAAATCCTGTGGATGGACATCGAGTGGCTGGGACTCGGCACCGTCCGCCTAGGTTTTGTTATTAACGGCAAATTTATCACCACCGCTTCCCTCCCCCTCCGTTACGAGATCACCAACACCGCCGCTACCGCCAGCGCCAGCACCCTCAAACAGGTTTGCTCCACGGTCCTTTCTGAAGGCGGTTACGAACTACGCGGCCTCCAACAAGCCATCGGAACCGCAATCACTGCCCCTTACGCTCTAACTACTGCTGGCACTTACTACCCGGTTATTTCCCTACGCCTTAAGGCAGCCGCACTAGACGCAATCGTCATTCTTACCGCTTTATCTATTCTTGGCGCCACAGCCAACGCCAACTACAACTGGCGCGTGATTGCATCCGGTACAACTACCGGCGGCACCTGGACAAGCGCCGGAAGCGAATCCAGCGTCGAGTACAACCTCACTGGAACTACCACCACCGGAGGCCGTGTCTTAGCCCAGGGCTACTTCAGTTCCACCAACCAAAGCACCGCATCCGTAGACATCCTAAAAGAAGCCCTGTTCAAATTCCAACTGGAGCGCGACGGCCTTACTGCAACCCCTTACGAACTAAGTCTTGTTGTTACAGCAAGTGTGTCTACGTCTAACGTACACGCATCAATGGACTGGGAGGAAATCAGCCGCTAATGGCCATCCAAACAGTGAACGGAGGCTGTATTCACATCGAAATCGATGCTGAAGACGGCCTCACCCACGCCACATTCGTCTTCAAATCACCCCAAAACCCCGAAATCCTCGGCGGTTTTGTCACCATGCTGGCCCAAGGCGTCGAAGTACTGGTGCCTATCACCGACCCCGACGACGAGGAAGACGACGATGATTGATGCCAAAATAAGTACAAAGTAGGAGCCTAGCCGTGGTCTACAGCGCCAACGTCCCCCCAACTGGAGCTGTAGTCAGCGAATCGCCGTTCGTCCGCAGCCTAGAAGTCATCGGCATGATGCCGGACTGGAGCGTAATGGCTGCCGTTACCAACGGCACGAACTACTTGCGGGACATGAGCGAGACTTATCTCCCTCAGGAACCGCGTGAAGACGACGACGCATACCAAACCCGCGTCGACCGCAGCGTCCTCAGCCCCTACACCAGCCGCTTAATCGAGACCGCCGCCGGCGCCATCCTCCGCAAACCCATCCACATCGAGGGCGACCCCTACTGGCTGGAGCTGGCACAAAACATCGACGGCCTCGGCTCGAACATCAACGAATACGCCCGCCGCGCGTTGGTAAGCAGCCTTACCTACGGCCACAGCGCAATTTTGGTGGACTACCCAGCAGCGACGGAAGCCCGCAACTTGGCCGAAGAACGCGCCATGGGCCGCCGCCCGTACTTCGTCCATGTCGACGCCCCCCAGATCTGGGGCTGGCGCAAGGAACCCGGCACCAACCGCCTACTGCAAGTCCGCATCCACGACTACGACGTCCGCCCCCTCAACGAATTCGGCGAAGAACAAGTCGAGGAGATGCGCGTCATCTACCCAGGCCGCTACGACCTGTACACCCTCGGCCAAGAACTGGTGGAATTCACCGCCACGGGCGGCTACAGCCTCGACGAAATCCCGCTGGTCCCGATCTACAGCAACCGCCGTGGCCTGCTGGTATCCCAGCCCCCACTGCTGGACATTGCCAACATCAATATCACGCACTACCAACGACAAGCGGACCTTATCCACGCCCTCCACATCGCCGCCATGCCCACCCTCGTCCTAGAGGGCTGGGATGACACAACTGGTTCCGCAACGATGGGCGTCAACTACGCCATTGCCATGCAACCAGGCAACAAGGCGTACTACGTCCAAGCCGACGCCACCAGCTTCGACGCGCAAATGGCCGAACTGGAATCGCTGGCATCCCAAATGTCCACGCTTGGCGTGACCAAACTCTTCGGCCAAAAATTCGTCGCTGAATCTGCCGAGGCCAAGCGCATCGACCAAGCCCAAAGCAACAGCGTCCTTTCGATCATCAGCCAAGAACTGGAAAGCGCCCTCAACCAAGCCTTCGCCTTCGCGGCCCAGTACGTGGGCATGGAACCACCCGAAATCACGATTGACCGCGACTTCGACTACTACCGCCTGATCGGCCAAGACGTCTCCGTACTGGCCCAACTGAACCAGATGGGTAAAATCAGCGACGCCATGCTGCTGGAAGTGCTGCGTCGCGGCGAAGTCCTGCCCGACAACATCAACATCGAAGACGAACTGGAAGCCTCCACCACAAACGCACTGGCACTGCCAGAAGCCGCAGAGAACACCGGCGACGAGGACATGGAGCAGCGCGAAGAGGAACTCGATTCTTAACTGCTAACCTATAAGTGTCCAAGTAACACATAACTGTGCCTGAAGAACAGCAAGCACCAGTAACTCCTGTGGAGGCTGTTGCCCCTCAGCCTGTGGCTGAAAGCTTTGATCTGGCCGCCCAACTCGAAG